GCTTCGCAAGGCCATACTAGACACAGAAGGCCACTTAGTTGATAAGTTTTTCCTGACTAACTACGGGGAATGGGTTAGAGTTAAGGAACGTGAATGTATACCCCCAGAATGTCTAATAGAGACATCAATCCATGACCCTTTACCTGATAATTGTTTATAGACTAAATTAGATTAAAGGAGGAACCTTAATGAGTAAAAATCTTAAATGCAAACAGTGTAGGAATGTACTTATCCGTATCGGCGATGATGGCCATGTTAAAGCCGAAGGGGTGGCACTTGAAAACATTCTAGGCTTTGCCCCAAAAGCCGGAGATATTTTTCGACTTACCTGTAAATGTGGCTTCAAAGTCATAAGTTGCACGCCTGATTACTTAGTAGAAGAAAAGATTTGAGTAAAATAACCAAATAGCGAAACTAGCCCAAGACGGAGGAACCTTTATGAGTAACTTAGCAAGGATAATTGTTATCGGGACACCGTTAGTAGATGAAAAGTTAATGAGGTATATTAATGTCTATCTTACTAAATTAGGTGTTGGGACATTTAAGCGTGTTGATGATAGTGCAGATGGTGGTAGGCCATTTGTGGAGGATGTTTGGATGGGTTGTTTCAATTATTTGCCACTTGAAGAGATGCTAAAGCAATTTTTACGCCATACGCAATGTGAACTGGATTTTGTGATACATCGTGAGCATGATGATAGGCCGTGGATGTGTTCAATTAATAAAGAATATATGCCTGTTATACCAAAAGAAACAGGTATTTAGAAGTCATTGTCATAACAACTGAATAACCAGCCCAACGGAGGAACCGACAGGCAGAAATGTTTGTCGGTCTTTTTTGTATTTCAGGAGGTAGTTATGCCCTTACCCAAACCAGGTGAAGATGAGGAAGAAAAAGTATTTATAGCTCGATGTATGGGGAATGAAACTGTAAAAGATGACTTCCCTGATAACAAGCAGCGACTGGCTATATGTTATTCACAATGGCGAGGCAAAGAAACCAAGGAGGCGACTATGGCAACAAAATTGAGTGATAAGAACAAAAGGAATCTTCTTCAATCGGCATTAGTCTCGGAATACGGGATAGAGAATAAATCACCTATCCCTAAAAATCTGGAAATCGAAGAGGTATTTGATGAGGAGCTTACCTATAGCGTTGATGGTCAGTCCTACAAAGCAAGCTATAAATTAGATGATGACGGTAAGCCAATATTGGGTGAACCAGAGAAGGTGCTAAAGCAGACAGTCTATAAGCCAATGGAATCACTCCGGGAAACATACTCCGAGATTATTCAGGAAGCAGGAAAGCGTAATGCTGTGAAGGATGCCGCCCGGATAAAGAAGATAGTTGAACTATGTCAGGAACTATTATCATCTGAAGTCCCGGAAGAGAACGAAATCAAGAAGGTTTCAAAAGAAGCTGCATCGGTTTTAACCTGGCTCAAAGAACAAGCAGTGATGAAGACTGAGGATGGTGTTCAATTCCCTGCTACGGCTTTTGCTTATGTCCCGGACCCTGAGAAGTCATCTACCTGGAAGTTGAGGTTATGGGAAGACCCTGAAAAGAAAATTACCCGAGCTCAACTTGGTAGAGCGGCTGCTGCCCTAAGTCCTGGTGGATTCAGGGGGCAGAGGGTAGCAATCCCTTCTACTGATTTACCTGCTGTTAAAAGGAAAATAAGAGCCGAATATAGAAAGTTGGATGTAGAGGATGAGGACATACCGAGGTGGGTAAAGGAAACTATGACACGGGAATATGTACTGAGCTATGTACCTCTAACTGAGGCTACATTCGATAAAGGCCGAGCCACTGTAATTGTTATTAAGCCTGGCTTTAACGCTGATAAGTCACGATATTATCCTGCCGAAATGCTGAAGCGGGATTACAAAGTATTCGAAGGTCAAAAGATGTATGCCGACCACCCAACAGAACAGGAAGACAAAGACCTTCCTGAGAGGTCGATAAAGAATACAGGGTGGGTTGCTGTGCTAAAAGACGTAACGTGTGACGAGAATGGAGTTATTACTGGTGTTGCTGAAATCATCGAGTCCTGGTTGATGACGAAACTTGCTACGCTGCGAGATAAGAAATTGCTCTCCGAGATGGGTATTTCTATCAATGCCGTGGGCAATGCTTCTAAATCTACCATCGAAGGTGAAACTACTCTGGTAATAGAAGAGTTTACAGGATGCAGGTCAGTTGATTTTGTTACTGAACCTGGTGCCGGAGGAATTGTCACATTTTACGAATCAGATAGAAACCATGATATTGACTTAATAGAGTTGTCTGGATTAAGGGAGAAACGCCCTGATTTAGTGAAGTCTATTGAGTCTGTAGTCAGGGAAGAAATAACCAAGGAGGTTAAAAAAGCAATGGAGAACGAAGAACTTATCAAGGAAAAGGACGACCAGATTGCGACTCTAACCAAAGAGCGTGATGACCTCAAGGAAGCCGCTGAAAAAGCAGAAAAGGATAAGGCAAAAGCCGAAGCACAAGCCGCTATTAAAGAGGCTGTAGATAAGGCCGAGCTACCCGATGCTGCTAAAGAACGTCTTATCGAGAGGTTCAAGGATGCGGAGTCTGCTGAAGGAATAGAGGAAGTGATACAGTCCGAGGTGGATTATATCGCCAAACTATCCGAGGCGGGCAAAGTGAAGGGCTTAGGGGCTTCAAAAGCTAATACCGATAAGGACAAGGAAGCCCTTAAAGAGTCCTTCAAAAAGAGCTATATTGCCCAGGGAGAAACCGAGGAAGAAGCTGAGAAAAAGGCTGAAACCGCTGTCTCTGGGCGCTAAAAGTGGGATAGTCCTACTAAGTAAAAATAACACGGAGGTACAATATAATGAGTCCACAAGGAGTTTATCCAGCAGCGGATGTCTGCGCTATAGGAGATGAAATATCCTCAACCTATGAAGGCAGGCACGTTACGCTATATGGAGACAACATTTCTCACGGCTCCCAGGTATCCTATGTTACTAAAGGATACGGAGTCTGGTTCGAGGAAGCGGTTGGGATGCCGTTTACTACACAGACTGCAGCTTTAGGCAATCCCCTCATGACCATAGACACCGAGGGTATTTGGTGCGTAGACGTGAAGGGTGAAAACGATGCAGGGGCTTGTACAGTCATCCCAGGTGAAAAGCTCTACATCAACATCACAACAGGGCTAGTCAGCAAAATCAATAACGTAGTCAACCAACTACCATTTGGCTATGCTCTTGGCACCGTTGCATCCAACGAAACCGAAAGGATTGCAGTCAAGGTTCACTTTGACCCCAACGGCTGGACTGACCGTGCCATGTACGCTACGTTTATAGGCGCAGTCTCGCAAAATGCGTTCGCCATAGACGTAACCGATGCATCAACTATTGCAGGAGGCATGAGCCGAGGTCTCGCTATCAACTACGACGTAACCGGCATACAGACCGGAACTGCCCAAATCAACGCCCTCTCCATTGATATGTCCATCGCTGATGACATCAATGACTGGATGATGTTGACACTTTACAATGCCGCAGTAGCTGACAAGAACATAGAAATCTTCAGCTTCATTTCCATGTATAGTGAAGACCTGGGTAATGATGTGGCTGCGAAGATGCTAATCGACATAGGTTACAACAGCCCCCATGCTCCTGCTGGTCGAGATACTGTCGTCAGAATACGAGAACACACAGGAGTGCAGACAGGTTCTTCATGGCTGTTACTTGAAGGCACCAATGCAGTCGGTTACATCTGGAACTTCAACGATGCTGCTGGCGCTGAAGCTGGTGGCTTTGTGTTGGAAGCCAATACCGACAACACGGCTGACTCGGACTACCAAGTTCGGGTTCGACTTGCAGCGGCAGGCGTTGACCGCTACATTCGCCTGTATGAGCACGGATAAATAAGTAAACAAAAGGAGTAAGAAAGTGAAACTAACAAACGGTGAAATCTTAAACGCAAAGGTGCCACTTCAACAATTAGTGGCAAACAAGTTCCCTGTCAAGACTAGCTTAGCATTGGTTAAACTTGTGCAGAAACTCAATGAATTTATGATACCAGTTGAACAGGTGCGAGCAGGGCTAGTAAAGACCTATGGCAAACCTGACGAGAAGAATCCGAACCAAGCCAGGGTATCACCGGAAGATGAAGGCTGGGATAAGTTCCGGGCTGAGTTTGATGAGCTGATGGCACAGGAGGTTGAGGTGATTTTTGATAAGGTGGAATTACCTGAGACGTTGGAGATTGAACCATCGGTCTTGATGGCTTTAGAGAAGTTTATCAAGGTAGAAAAATAAACTAGGAGGAAACTCTAATGGAACTAATGAAGTTAATGGAGGACTGGAGTGGTTATGTCTCTGCAAGTGATATTCAGAGACCTGAAGGGTATGAACGCAGGTTGACGGAGGTTATTAACCTGCTCTCAAATACCTCAAACCTTCCAGCCCATAAGCACGAATACCTACTCAGGGAAGCGCTTACAACCTCAGACTTCCCTCTTCTGTTTGGTGATGTTCTTGACAGACAGATGCTGGCAGCTTACAAGGCTACCCCGCCTGTCTGGAAACCATATACCAAACTATCTACTGTACCCCGCATAGCTCCACAGGTTGGCGGATATAGATTCGCTATGAGAGGTGGAGACGAGCATCTTGATATAGTCGCAGAAAAGAGCGAATACCTGGCAAGTGACAGGAACGCAGACCGCTATGCACTATCGGTTGACAAGTACGGTCGGCAGTTTGACATATCCTGGGAGGCCATGATAAACGATGACCTGAGTGCCTTACAGGACACCCCTACCCGGTTCGCTATGGCTGCACAAAGGACTGAGCATCGGATAGTTGTTGGTCAGTATGCGTATGACCTGGCTGGTGGTATCGCTCATGTGGTTGGCGGCCCGCTATACTCTACTTTAGCTGCCGAGCTTAACGAAACTGCTGGTGCTCTGACTATTGGATTCTTGGAGCAAGGACTTGAGGTTATGGCAGGACGCACCGATGCTGCCGGTGAACCAATCTATTGCAGGGCTAAATTCTTGGTAGTACCCCCGGCTCTTGAAATGACAGCTCGCCAAATCCTGACATCATCTGAGAAGAGATATACTGGTGGTGCTGCTGGAACGGCATGGCCGACCAGTAATGTTTTACCCCAATACGGCTTACAGCTAATAGTTGACCCGTATCTACCGGCTGCGGCTACTGCCAACGGTTCTGCGGCTTCTCAGAATACTCAGTGGTACTTGTTCTCTGACCCGAATGATATACGGGTTATTGAGGCTGCTCATCTTACCGGGCATGAGAGACCTGAAATATGCATGAAGGCAAGCGACAAGGTAACAGTTGGTGGCGGAGCAATCAACCCGATGGGTGGTGACTTTGCGACTGACAACATATTCTACCGTGTCCGCTTAATCTTCGGTGCTACTACACTTGACTGGCGGGGTTCATACATGGGAGGCAGTATAGGGTAGACTTTTAGCCTCAAAGATGTTATAATATCTAAGGGGTGAGAAGTGAAACGAACTGAGTTAGCCTATATTGCTGGAATAGTAGATGGTGAAGGGTATATCGGGATTAGTGCAGACCACAGAAAGCGCAATCCCGGTAGACCCTGTTGGAGGCTAAGGGTTGCTGTTACAAATACCAGCGAATGGCTTGTGCAGTACCTTAAATTCTCGATAGGAGGAGGGATCATTACCTTAAAGAGCGATAAGCGCCCAAGGCCTTGTTATCAATGGTCAGTAGACAGAGGTAGGGCAGCTGAGTTCTTAAAGTTAATCTTACCTTATCTGCGACTAAAAAGACCTCAAGCCGAATTAGCCATCAAATTCCAAGCAAGCGTGACCAAATCTACCCGCATACTAACAGACGAGGAGTTAGCAGTTAGAGAAGCTCAAATGCTACTCTTGAAAAATATGAAAACATAAACTGTTAATTCTCAACAATCCATAGAAGGGAAGGTCTAAAAATCTTCCCTTTTTTCATGACCAGAACAGGATAAAAGGAGCATAGACTATACTTGACGAAAACTTACTAGTCGGGGTGGGGGGTTTTACTCCTTTACCTCTCACCTTGGCTAGACGTGGAGGACGTATGGAGATAAAATTAACATCTGCACAGTGGGAACTATTGAAGTCGCTTGTTACTCAAGGCATTCAGTCTGAGGTTAGACTAGGATTGCCTATTGAGATAATCAACGGCGACCAGAAGATAGAGATAGATACTAAAGAAACGAAAATAACCCTCAAATAGAGGAGGACAATATGGCCCTTACGAATACAGAAATTCTTAGAGCGGTGCTACCGAACATAGGCTTGCCAGTAAACCCTGATGGCACATATCGTATCGGGGTAGAGGATATTAACTCAGACGAGATACTAGCATCACTTCTAGCTTCGGGAGTTGACCTTGCTGCTATAGAAATAATTAACACGGCCATTCAGACAGCAGTTCAGGGGATGCAAGCTGTAGATGGTGCTGTGGGAGTTGCCTCTGATATAGATGGCGTGAGGCAGGCACAACTACGATATATGGGTGATAGATTAGAAGCCATTGAGGTACTTAATACTGCTATTCTAGCCTCTGTGGGTGGAGGTACGGGTGCCACTGTGACAACTAACACTACTGGTGTTGGTGTGGCCGTAGCTACACTTTCTCCTGGTGCTGCCTTCCAGTTAGTGCAGGTAAGATTTAATGTTTCTACCGGTGCTCCCTTAGCTGCTGGTGAAACTTTAACAATAACAGGGGATATAGATGCCGCTGCTGTTTACGATATCGTTCTTTACAGCCAAGACCTTGGGACAACAGGCATCAACGATGTGGTTGTTGAATTAGGGGAGGGTTATGATTTCGCGGCTGCGGATGATATAGTCATAGCTCTTAGTGCTAATGCTGGTGGGGATACTTGGGGTTGCCAGACTATACATAGGTTGTTATAGGGGGAAATTATGGATGTAACATTAGATGGGGTTCCACAGAAACTATATAGATATGACGTAGACGATACTCCTGAAAATGCGGCAGTAGATGTTCCCCCTAGTTCCAACTGGGCTTTTGACCATGCTGCTGATCTTGATGCACATACTAAGAATACCTTTGAGGTTAGGCGGACTGGAGAATATCATCTATCACCATACGTAACTAATAGGGGTATGACCCCTAGAGCAGTTGCCGCCAATACTCTTTATGGTATGCCTTACTTGATTACTCGTTCAGAAACGGAAGATAGGATCGCTTGCCATGTAACAGTCCAAGCAGGACAAAAGATACGAATAGGCATCTATAACACTGGAGATAATCTCTACCCTGGAACATTATTAGATGATAGTGGGGAGATTACATTAGGTGGTGTTGGCATACAGGCTATCAATATAAATCAAGCATTGACCAAGGGTTTGTATTTTGTAGCTTTTATTA